TGAGCACCGAAGCATATCGGGCAGCACGTGCAAAACAGGGCGCCTGGTGGGCGCGTAAACGATAATCACATCTGGATAACACAATGGCAAATACGCTTGTCACATCGAGCATCGTCGCTGAGGAAAGCCTCGCCGTGCTCGAAAACATGGTTACTTTCGGCTCGGCTTGTAACCGCGACTGGGAAGACACCTTTCAATCAGCTTCTGCTGCCGGCTACAAGCCCGGCGCTACGATCAACATCAAGCGTCCGCCGCGCTACACGTACCGCGCAGGCCGCGTTGCCGCTCCGCAAGATACCGTGGAAAGCACGGTCCCGCTGACGCTCAGTCAGGGGGGCTGCGATCTGTCATTTACTGCGTTTGAGCGCACGCTGTCTCTGTCCCGGCTTGAGGACAAGCTCACCGCAGCGCTGGCGACCGTGGCCAACCAGATTGACGAGCAAGGGCTGTCGCTGGCGCATTACGCCTCGCATGCAGTCGTCAATCCGGCCGGCGCGTTGCCTACCACGCAAGCCACCGCGCTGCAGGTCATCACCGATGCGAACGTGCTGCTTGACGAGCGCGGCGCGCCCCGCAAGGACCGCAATCGCTCGCTGATCATGAATCCGAAGCTTAACGGAGCCGCGCTTCAAGGCCTGGCCGGGTTGCTCAATCCAAGCGGAAAGCTTGGCCAGCAGTACGAGAGCGGAATGATGGTCGATTCGCTTGGCCTGAATATCGCGATGGATCAGAATGTCGATGTGCATACGAACGGCACGCAGAACGTCGGCGGCACCAACGTCAGCGGCGCAGGGCAAAGTGGCGCAGCTATCACGGTTGTTGGCTTGGGCGGCACGATCACGCGCGGCACCGTTGTTACCTTCCCCGGCTGCTATGCGGTCAATCCGCAGACTCGCAAGACTACCGGCAGCCTGGCGCAATTCGTCGTCACTGCCGACCTTGCCGCCGGCGCTACGTCGATTCCGATTTCTCCCGCCATCGTCCTGACCGGCGCCTTCCAGAATGTTAGCGCAGCTCCTACCACTGGCAACCCGTTCTTGATCCTGGGCGCAGCCAGCACTGCTTACGGCACCAACGTCGCGTTCCACAAAGACGCCTTCACCCTGGCAATGGCGCCGCTTTGGACGCCGCCGAGCAAAAACGTGGTCAGCGTGTCGCAGAAGACGCACAACGGCTTCACGATCCGCGTGCTGGAGTACTACGACGGCAAGAACGACGAAAGCGTGATGCGTCTTGATGTGCTGTTCGGATGGGCGGCGACCTATCCTGAGCTTTCCGCCAAAATCTACACCGTCTAAGGGGAACGACATGGCTGTTACTCTCTACAAGTCGTATCAGGGCTATGCCGCTGGCTCAACCATCATCGTCCCGGACGACACGCAAACCGCGCTGATTGCGCAGGGCATCGGTTACGCCGCTTCTGGCCAGCCGACGCAGGCCTATCAGGCGACCGGCGACGCAGTGCTGAACCCGACCATCGGCGGAAACAAGTACTCGCAGGACAGTTCCGGCTTCGGCGCGCCTTCGTCCCCGCAAGGGCCGCGCATCCTGCCGAACGGCCCGATTCTGGCCTTCGCCTCGTTGGGCACATCTGCCGTGCATGTGGCCGGAACGTGGTATCGGTCGGAAATCTACGTGCCGCATCTGGCGCAATGGACCGGCATCAATGTGCTCAACGGCGCCACCGTCGGAACGGATAATATCCTGGTGGCGCTGTACGACACCAATGGCGTCTTGATCACCAATAGCGCCGTTGCTGGCGCGCTGTCGGCTGGTGCCAATGCGTTCCAGTCGCTGGCGTTCCTGACGCAGCCGATTTTGAACCCTGGCCGGTATTTCATCGCAGTGCAATGCAACGGCACCACGGCGACCACGCGCAAGTGGGCTGCCGCGAACGGCGGAAACCAGATGACGCAATCGGCAACCGGCACCTTTGGCACTGTCCCGGCGAGCTTCACCCCGCCGACGACATTCACCGCCGACGTCGGGCCTATCGCTGCGCTGTACCAGTAACCCACAGCGGGGACTTCGGTCCCCGTTTTTCGAGGATCACGCATGACTACTACATGCACGATTACCAAAGAGGGGCGCTGCGACACCTACGGCAGGCCGCTGCTTGTCGGTCAGAGCTACACGTCGTCGGACGATGAAATCAAGTCGCTGTGGCAGGCTGGATTCTGCTCTGTGACCGATGCGCCAACTATTTTTGAGGCGCCGACATACCCCTACCCGCAGCAGATCGCGGCGATTGGCGTTCCTTTCTGCATTCTTCCAGGGGATGGTTCAACAACTGGATTGCAATTCACCGGCAGCGCAGGGGCTTTCACGCTGTCTGCGGCGATTCTCGCAAACGCGTGGAATTTACTCAAAGGCGCATGGTGTTACATGCCTGCCAGTTTTGGCGGAAGCGCTTATCCGGCAGGTTGGTATTGGGCAGTGTTTTCCGGCGATACGGCTGGAACCTTGTACGTCAATACGTATTCGAGCAGAGTTCCCGTTAGGCCGGCATCTCCGACTAATTTCCCCGTCAATCTCTCCGGGCGCCTGAATCAAACCACGTCAGAAATCACTGGGCCTTCAGGGTTTTTGATTCCAGGTGGAGCATTGGGTCCAAATGGCGCTATTAAGGCGTACCTCCGAACGCTTGGAAGCAATGGTGCAACCAACAAATATTTGCGTTTGTATTTGGATGCTACACAGGTAGGCCAAATCGGCCCGATAACAACCAACCCGAACGCAGAGTATCTGGTATCTATTCGTAATCAGGGATCAGAAGCATTGCAATGCAATAGTAGGACATCGTATGTTACAGGAGTGGGATCGGTTGGAGGAACAGTTTCAGGCGCTCCTGAGTACTCCTCTGTTGATACCGGAAGTGATAAATCTTTCTCTATTAGCCTTCAGAATAACACAAATACCGGGTCATTTATTTTGTTGCACGCCGACGCCACAGTTACCTACGGAGCCTAGACCATGGCCAAACTAACTTTTACAGGACCAACTCGTGAGGCTGATGCTGAGGCCGCTCGTGCCGCCGCGGAACTGGCCGGAGACGCAGCCCATGTGCATGTGATCCCGGCAGAGAAAGTCATCCGCGTCTATACCGGCGCCGATGTCGTGACCTTCGACCCGCGCCCGACTGTCAGCAAATGGCAGTTTGTCCAGGCCTGCGCCGCTGCGGGAATCTCAGAGGCTCAGCTGGATGCCGCCGTGGCATTGCTGACGCCAAAGAGGCAACGATTCTGGCGCCTTGGTCCGCCAATCGACCGTGACAACCCGTTCTCATCTCGTCTGCGTACCAACTTGACTCCCGTTCCAACACCCGCCGCGTGGAATGCCATATTCCTGGCTGCCGCTGCGCTCGACCCGCTTACCGTCTGAGGAATCATCATGGCCATTACACGCTACTACACCGAAGCCGAAGCCATCGCCGTTGTTGTCGCCGACGGCGGCGATCCGTCATGCAACGTGCGCTGGTTCTCGACCTCTCCGCAGTGGGAGGCGCGCACCGGTTCCGACCGCAACTATCCGCCAGAGATCTACAAGGTCTCCCGCGAGATTACCGCGCAACTCACCCCGGAAGAAAAGGCGGGCATCTTTGCCGCCGCGCTCGCCAATGCGGAATCGACCGCTGGCCTGTCCGTTGCCTTGATCCCCGTCTCGTCCGATGTCGGCTTTTCCATGTCCGAAGCGACGCCGGTCATTGAGCAGCTTGTGAATGATGGCCTGCTGACGCCTGCACGCGCCGTGGCGCTGCTCAGCTAATGACAACCGCCCTGCAGTTGATCACCGGGTCCATGCGCCTCATCGAGGCCGTGGAATCCGGCGAGACGCCGACGACGGACGAGCAGGCCGACGCGCTCGCCGTGCTCAATCAACTGCTGGAGTCGTGGAGCATCCAGGGCCTGGCGGTCTATCGGCGCGAGTTTTCGCCGTATGTCACCGTCGCGTCTCAGGCCAGCTACGTGGTCGGCGCTGGCAAAGAGTGGGACGGCGCGCGTCCGGCCGCCATCGCGGAAGCCTATGTGACGATCGACGGCTATGACTACGGGCTGCGCGTGCTGAATGATTCGGAATATGCCGCAGAGCCAAACAAGACGCTCGAATCGTCCGTTCCGGAAAGCGTCTATTACGATCCGGCGTACCCTGACGGGCGCGTGTATGTCGTGCCGGTTCCGGATACTGCGCTGACCATTACCCTGATTCACGACGAGGCATTTACGGCGATGTCGAGCGTTTCCACGGCGCTGTCATTGCCTCCTGGCTACGAGCGCGCGCTACGCTTTGCGCTGGCGGTCGAGTTGGCCCCCGAGTTCGGCAAGACGCCATCTCCGATTGTGATCAGCACGGCCGCCGATTCGTTTGGCCTGATCAAATCTCGAAACACGCAGCCGCAATATTTGTCATTTGACGCAACGCTGACGAGCGGAGGATGCTGTCTGGCTGATTTCCTGGCTGATGCTGATGCGCTTCCAGATAGCCGCCGACCTTGAATCACTCGACGGCACGCTTGATGCTGATGCGCTTCTGACCAACGCCTTCGCCGAGATTGTCGGCGATGACTCGGCGGCTATCAAGCGGTCAGGCTGCGCAGAGCTTGGAGCAGTCACGGCTGGCGCAGGGCAACTGCTCGCCAGCATCGCCGGAAAGGCGCTGTCCGTTGCCGGCGACGAGCTATCAACGATCACCGTATCGCCGTTTTCGATTGACGGCACGGATGCGCTCGCTGCCGCGTTTGCCGATCTGCCGATGACAGCGCAGAACGGCGCCGACGTGCTGATGCTCAAGAGTCGCAAGGAAGCCTGGGTCTATGCGCCTTGACCTGGCCGCCGACCTGCGCGCGCGCATCGGGGCGCCAGACAAAGACGCTCGCCTGACGAATGCGTTTGTCGAGGTCAAGGCTGGGCCGGTGGCAAAAAACAGCGCATATCCGGCAAAGAAAGAAACGTGCGTGCGCAA